CAATAAGCTGATTGATCTGACGATCTTTCTTTTTAGAGTTATGATAAACATCGGACATTAAGTCAGCAAAACTAGTTCCTTTGAATAGTTCATCATTCTTATCCATAACATAAATCCTTTAATATAAATATCAAAAAGGCAGATTTATGAAGTTATCTCGTTCGTATTCTAAAAATGAATCGTCATATATTTGTTTCAATACTTTTACAACCCGGGTAACTGCATTTGTTTGAGACGGATCCAAGTTAGTTCGTTCTCGAATTAAAATATACAATCGTTTTTTGTTGAAGTCTTCAATGTTTTCTCGATTCTCAAAAATATGAAGAATTGAATCTGCAACATGAATATCTAAAGAGTTAGTAAAAATGTAATTCAAATTATTATAGCAATGCTCAATATATGCATCCATGAAGTATTCCAATGTTTCCCGCATTTCATCGTTATGCATTTCCGTGACAACATTGCGTTGTTCATCAATATTCAATTCCAAAGTGTCACCTTTTAATTTAGCATAAGCTTTTTGATTTTCACCAATCAGATAGTTAAATGATGTTCTGGTATAATATGAATATGCTCGACCGGCTTCTGGATTAAATTTATTCAATCGTTCTGTCAGATATGTAACGAGATCGGTTTGTAAATCGACAAATGTAGAATCAATATAAGTAGGCTTAACTGTGTTGATTAAGTTTTCAGCCATTTTCATGAATGCTGGATAAATGAATCTACGATATATTTTTTCTCGCAGAATCATATTATCAGTTTTATTGTATCCTAGTATTGCTAACTCGGTAATACGAGTAAAATACACATTACTTTTCTTCTTGCGCTTCGCCATCGAATGTTTCTTTAAGTTCGTTGATTACCTCAGTTAATAATTGAAATGTAGTGCCAGCTTCATCATCTTTTTCAAATGCACCTAGGCGATCAATTCTTTGCATTACTTCATGTGCTTCCATGATTTTGCTGTACATGTAACGATTAGTTACCTCTAGGTCTTCTTCATATTTTTGAAGATCTTCAATATATTCTTGAGCGTCAGCTAATGTTCCTGCTAGATACCAAATACGATATCCGGCATAGCCTATAATACCAAACAGTATTACGACTAATATTATCATCCAAATCATAATTAATCCTGATTAAATGCACTAAAAATATCCGTTAAAGTTTTTTCAACTTCTGGGTTATTTTCTGCTAAGTTTTTAAGTCCGTTACTTTTTGTGATTTTGCTTTTTTCTGCTACCGGTTTAGGGGTAACAGCATCACGGTTTCTCCATCGCTCAAATTCAATCTGAGCTGCCATATGGTCTGCATGGTGCAATAAGATAGGAAGATTTGTTTTTAATTTTGCTTGAGCACTACGAGCAACAAAGTATGGTTTATTTGCATCATCATACATTCCATCATGAATCTTAATTGCTTGATATTCTGTCCAAGATAATTTAACACCATATTCTTGTAGCAACCAAATTGAAAGATCCGGCACCATCGTGAATGGAATGTTTTCATTATGCTTGTACATCTTGTTTTGATTCTTGCGATGCCAATCTGAGGTTTCTACCTGATACACTTCATTACCATCTCCTGGAAATCCTACTTTACCTAAATCATGATGCATTGCTGCAAATATCATTTCTTCTTCGGTATAACCTGACATATCAGCACCCATAGATTTCCATGTAATCCATAATGCTTTAGTACAATCAATAACACGAAGTATATGATCTACATAACCTCCAGCAAATGCATTATGAAAATGTGCTATAGATGATGCTGGCATCATAACCATACGATCTTCGAGATCATCATACATTTTATTTAATTCGGCTTTTCGTGTAGGAAATGTAGTATTAACAATTGCACGATATTGTTCCCAATTCGTTTTTATTTTTTCTGCTTCTAACATAGTTTATTAAATAATAGTGAATTACTTGCGTATTTCCAAGACTTGACCATTAACTAATTTTGAAGTGCATTGCCAACATGTAACTGCTGTTGCATTTTCATCAACCCGTTCTGATACGGTATCGCAATATTTACATTGCATTTTCTTAAAACCTTTTGGCGGCTTATTTCCTTTTTTTGTTTGCACGATCGTTTCGTATTTTATTCCAGTAAGACAATATTTGTGGTGTAGATGGTGGTTCTTTAACGGTTGGGTGTGATATAATTTCAGGTTCTAATTTTGTTTCTTTAATAACTGTTTGTGGCTCTGCAGATATAACGGTAACTTCGGATACATCATTAGTTTTTCTAATTAACGCTTTATTAGCAGAAATAAGCAATACAATAGCCAATGGATCAAAAACTATAATTAAAAGTATAATCAGCCAATTAACAACAGCATCCATTGTGTTGCCTGTTATTTTAGCAATGTATTTCAACGGTCCAATTTCTGCGGCTATTTGTGAATTTGTTTGCAAATCCATAATTTCAAAATCTATCGCAGTGACCGAATCGCTTAATGCAGTTTGTTTCAACGTTAATTGATCTATACGTGCATTAGCTGAACTTAATTGTGATTCATAAGCACGTCGATTCTCAGAACTAGTTCGAACAACTTGGTTACCATTTCGATCGGTATACTGAATTACGTTGTTTGATAGTGCCGATGTCAATGATGTTATATTTTTATTAACCGCAGATTTTTCAGTGTTAATCTGTGTTAATTGCGTTTCAAATCTAGATTTTTTAGTTTCTAGATTATCAATCACTGTTTCTAAGTTATTAAATTTATAAGCAGTATCTTGATATGCAGAAACTAAGAATCCATAAATTCCTAATGATGTGATACACATTAAAATAAACACTGCAGATATTAAGTAACTTTTAATTGCTAAACTAATAGCATTCCAATATCGATGAAGATATGAAGCTGCTATTAGTTTTGAAGCTTCTAAAGATCCAGCTAATATAACAATAGCTAATGATTGTGATGAAAATAGTTTGCTTAATCCAAATACGCTATAATATGCTGCGGATCCGGCTAATGTAAACGCTGCTAGCAAAACAATATACGGAAATACATGTTTCATTGATTATTCTCGGTCAATATAATATCGAGCTGATTCTAATTTTTTTAATGCAGCCGCTAAATTGGTAAGGGCAGATGCTTTATCTGTTTTTCCTTCATTTAGTGATCTACCAATCATCTGGATAATGTTGATTGCATCATCGATGTCATCTGTAATTTTGTTTTTGAATTTGTAATGTGCCATAACTTCCTTTGTTTTTATTTAATAATAAATATCAATCTACCAAAAACAGCTCCGGAGTTTTGCAGCATTCAACACCTACCCGGATAAGGGCTTGCTCTTTAGCCTTTGCCTCCACCATGATATCTAAATCCGGTACATTGTAAGTGCATGGAGTAGCTAGAATATAGTCAGCATGAGCCTGTTCTTTGATCTTGGTAAACTCTTTGTATTGGGCCTGAAAGGTAGGCCATTTAGGCAAGTCCTCCATAGCAATACCATGATGCTCAAACATACGCTCAATCTGAGTTTGGGCTTCGCGTCTGCGAGATTCTGAATAGTGAGTACATTGAGTAACACCGTGACGTTGCCAAGTTTCACGTGCCATGAAGAATGCTTCTTGTTCAGACAAATCACCGGTATTGAAAGTATGATGCCAATAGTCAAACGTGATAGGAATATCGATATTACGGTGTACGCGTTCGTATAAATCGCGAACAGAATACATTGAAGCCTTATCGTCGTTTTCTATGACAAGACGAGACTTGCATGCATCTGATAAACGATCCCAGTTATGCAACCAGCGCTGCACCGTAGAATGCTTGTCACCATAAGTAGCACCGATATGAATATTGATCTTGTTTTCGAAACTAGGAGCAAAGCCCATAAGGTCAAACATTTCGGAGTGACGCTCGAGACCAATAATAGAATTTTCTACAACTACAGAATCTGGACTACCTAAGATGTGGAAAGGACCAGGGTGCGTAGTGACACGATGGCCATGTGCTCGAGCATAATCACCAGCGGCACGTAAGTGCATTGCAATCTCGCTGATGCCTGGCAAATCTTCTAGACGATAGTGATTCCATCGAGGAAACAATTCTGAACCAATGCGGAAGAGTCGAATACCATTGGCCTCATTCCACTGCAGAATTTTGAGAAGATCTTTTGCGTTTGCTAAAGAAATATCTGATGCAAGTTGCATACCGCCTAAGCGGAATTTCTTGTCAATCATTGTGCGGCCGGTACGGATACCTTGCTCGCCTAAGTGCATATTGTTACATGCATAACCGTGTCTAATCATAGCATTTTTTTATAATATAAGAAAAATAATCCAAAAATCAAAGTTTAAGGTTTTTTCTATACTAACATATTTATATCAAAGAAACCTTAAAGGACATACAATGAAAAACATTTTAGCAGAAAATATGCTTAGATTTGGATCAAAAAATTTAGATACAAATGCAGTTCGTAAGTTGCAACGATTAACAGAACAAGGTGTTGAGATTTCACCATCAAAATTAGCATCGATTGCACCAGGTGTAGATGTATGGTTAACTAATTTCTTAACTGGAACTAAACAGTTTACGCCAAATACAGTATATACCGAAGTAGTTGGTAACTATGTAGTAACCTATACAGTTGCATCTGATACTGGTAATGCGTTTACTGGTGCGACACCAGGCACCTCAGGTTCCGGAACATTGCGAGTATACACGTTAGATGCAACATATGGATGGCCATTGCTCCGACCAATACTTACATTACTCAATTCAAAAGGAACAAAGTGGCAATCTGAGACTCTTCCAAATTTATATAGATTTACCACCGGGATACCAAATTTTAAAGAAATTCCCGGTCAATATATCGCAGAAAAATTTAATACTTACTGGACTAAACCATCTACATATTCAATGGCTGGTGGCGATCCTAGTATAGATCTAATGGAATTTAAAAATAACTGTGTTGCACTAGTCGGAACAAAACAGGCAGAATTCAAACAAAAATTTGCTGAAAATAATAAATACGCAGTGCCAGGTAAGGGTGACTCGTTTTATAAAGATCAAACTGCGCATTACGGAATTTATAAAAGATCATCTTATTACCAATGGGTTGACAGTAAGATAACAGATCCAATTGCTAGAAAAATCTATGAATTAATACTAGATCCAGAAACTATAACAAAGTTATCAACACCGATTAAATAAACAAAAAGATATTATACAGTTAAAATGGGTGGAGTGATCCACCCATTTTTATATTTAATACTATTTAAGTTCATCAAATAGTTTGACTGTACCATCAACATATTCGATAATAAATTCAAAAGCTAATGTAGTACTAATAGTATCAAATATGTCAAAATATTCAACGATTGTAATGCTTTTGATGTTATCTCGGCCAATATAGAATTTTTTATATCCCAAAATTTTAGTATACTGCGTGCCATTATTAAAATTAAATCGAACATATGTTAGATTATTATTTAAATGCAAATTTGTTTGAAATAAAAATTCGTTGCCATATAAATCCGAAACGGTATCAGGTTTATTCATAAACAATGTATCAGAATTCCATTTTACAAATTGTTTATATTGTCGGTTCAAAAATGTTTGCGTCTCTTTAGAGCACTGATTAAATAATAATGTATCGTTAATTACATATCGTTGATATACAGGCATATACGAATCTAAATTGTATTTTTTTAAAAAATCTGATTCATTATAATATATCGGCGTGCCGTATATTTTCAATTGAGCATTAACTACCGGAGACACTGCAACTGCGAAAATAAAAAACAACTTTTTCATGGCTTAAAATTTAATGGATTACTAACTCTCTTATAATATAAATATAAGAAGAAAAATCCACAAGTCCTAATCTTCCCGAAACTTTTTTTGCTGATATTTATTAATATGATACGATTAAAATCTTTACTCAACGAACAGAAGTCCGATCAATTGATGCCCGGGCAATCCGATAATCCGCAGTTTACTGGCAAAGTAAAAGCCAAGCAAACTACTGCAGATTTAATGAGAGGCGCAGAAAAAGCTGCAGATGCAATGACTGGCATTGGGCATCATGATGCATTAATGGTAGCTTCAATTGCTGTAGGATTTGTCCCAGTTATCGGACCATTTATATCATCGGGCATCATGCTAGCCGACGCTGCGATATATGAAAAAGAAGGTAATGATTATCAAGCTGGATTAACCAGAGTGTTTGCAGCACTTCCATTAGTTGGACCAATTGCTCGACTTGGATCTGGCGCTATTGCTAAACTAAGTACTTGGGGTATGTCAAAACTAGGGTTTAAAGTAGCTACCGCAGCAAAAGGAGGTACCACAACGCTTACCAAATTAGAAGCACAAGCAGTTCAAGATTTGACAAAGAATAATAAATTCGTACGAGCTGAGTTAGACAAGTTTCTAACAAACACTGCCAAACAAAACAGCAAAAAACTTAGTGCATGGAGTATGCGTAAAGGCGCAATGTCTCTAGCAACAAAAGAAGCATTAAAAAATCCACTCACAAAGGTAGCAGCAACTCTAGGTTTATATATGGGAGCTGCAGATGTGTATGATTATGCATATTGGAGAAAATACAGCGTAAAGCCAGAACAAGCTAAAGCAATGATCGATCAGGCTCAGCAGGAAATTCTAGATGAAAGCATGCAAAGTTTAGATCGAATGATTGCAGCAAAGAAAAAGAATAAACAGATTGCGCGGGTTGAGCATGCCGGTAGTAATAAATCTGCCGTTAATGAAGCCGGCATAGAAAAACTTAATCCTACACCGTGGTTAGATGCGATATCCATGGATGCTAGCACCATCATGGTCGGTGCTGCTGTTATAGGTGGCCGAATGGCTCTAAACGGATTAATATCAACTGCTGCTAGCATGGCGTCGAAGCTTGGATGGACTACGTTATCTACAAAACTAGGTGGATTTCGAGTGCCTGGATTTGTAAAAATTGCAGATTTATTATACCGAGGTATCAAAGCTTTATTCGTAGGTCGAGATAAAGCATTCAAAGGATACAGATTGTTTTCGGTCAACGTTAAAGATTTAGAAACAATATTGGCTAAACTAAAACAACATCAAATTAAAGAATATGAATTAATTCATAATTATGTTGCTACTGGCAAAATGACTGCAGAAGAGGCAATGACATATTATCGTAATACATCATATGCTAGTAAATTAAAAGAAGTTGAAGGCCAATTACAAAACAAGTTAACCCTTCTAGAAAAAACTGCACCGTCAAAAAATACATCTAACCGTGTTACGGTAACCGGATTCCAACAGGGAGGAAATCCTACACAGTTAGGTGCTAGAGGAAATATAGATGGAAAAGATGTATATTTTAAAAATATATCGCAAAAAGATTATGATAAACTAAGTCTTAATCAACGCTATTGGTTAAAATTTAATCCAACTGCCAATTACATCCAAGTCAGAAAGATGAAAATGTAACTAATCTGGTTTAATAAACCCGTTCAGGAAGTTACGTTGTTTTTCAATTGCCGAATCTAACTCTGTGTTAGTATTTTTTCGTTTCGTTGTATTGTCTCGGTTAGCTCCCTTAGTGCTAGTGACATCAGCATCTGATTTGCTAGATCGTGCTTTTCTAGTTGGTTTAGCCTCTGCAGTATCTTTAGCATCATTTCGTCGGCTGCTTTTAGCGTCATCTCCGCCTTTAACTTCTGTGCTTCGGGGCTTTTCATAAACTCCGTTAAACGTTGCTGGAGCTGTGATTCGCTTTGCACATTCTGCGTTTCCAAGCTGTTTAGTTTCTTCGAAGAAGATGCATCCAACATGGTATGCGGTCTTGACGCCTTGAATTTGGATACCACACGGATAACGACGCTTTTGATACGTTTCCACCATGTACTGAATACCCCAACCAGTTTGTTTTGTTTTTGTAACATATCCGTAAAGTTTTTGACCAAGCCACAGGAAATGAACTGCGTCACCTGGTTTGAATTGTGGTTTGTTGAATTTATTCTGAATTGCTTCAGATACTTGTTGTTTTTTTGCCATAGGTAAATTAGTTAATGCAGATACCTGAAACTTGATCTACTATTCGATATACACGAAGATATCTAGTTACTTTGTCTTTGCGAAACATTTTCTCGGTATCTTTATCTCGTTGCAAGATATATCCAGATTCCATGAATCGTAATGATACAAAACGAAGAGCTTTAAGGCTATTGGATTCAATCATGATATTTTCATCATCAATCATTACATCCACACGATCTGCATTTGCATTACCATCTTCGACTGTGGCTTCTGCTTGTATAACATCTGATTTAATCAACGTCTCTTTGATATTCTCAAAAAATTTCGAAAGATCTATGCCATCGGTACCTTTTTGATGAGCTGCCTCATAGATATCAAACATGTACTGCACTTTGTCTGCATCGGATAGCGTGTTAAAATACTGCCACTCAGCATAGTTTACATTGCAATATGAAAATATTGATTTCATGATTCTATCCTTTCAACATTAAACAATTTCACAACCTGTTGTGCCGTTAATCGTTTTAGTTCTGCGATTAATTCAACGGCATTGTTCAGAGAAGTAGCTGATACAGTACCAACTACTTCT